GAGATAACAGTTGGGGTAATAAAAAAGCAGTAGATAATGTAAATTTTTTCTTAAATATATTTAATATAATAGAACAGTATAATCTTAAAGTTATATTTGATCATAATATAAATGATGTTGTAAATGAAGGATTATCTATAGATGAAGATATTTTTGAAAATATTATTAATATGATAACTAGTGAAGATGAATCTAACCTTAATTTAGCTAAGGAAATTATGGCTAATATGGAGTTTGAATCTTCAAAACCGTATTTTATTTATTTATTTAATTATTTTTATAAATTGAAACAAAATAATTCAAATAATAAAAATTATAATTATTTAAAAAGACAAATGAAAAAATACACTCATATATCTTCCACAAAACATAACCCAACAATATTTGATTATTTTTTACCAATTTTAATAGAAAAACATCCTGAGTATTCTCAAGATTTTATGAATTGTTTTAAGATTCATATAAATCTACTATTTAAGAAAAATGTCATTAAAGAAATACAGACTTATTAATATTTATTACCAAAATATAAATGGCCAAAATAGTCCTTTTAAGCTGCACTAAATCTAAAACCCCATACCCAGCCCCAGCTCAAGAATTATATTCTGCATCTCCAATGTTCCAAAAAACATTAGAATATGGTAAAACTCTTAAACCAGATAAAATGTATATTTTATCAGCTAAACATCATTTAGTTAATTTAAATCAAGAATTAAAACCATATGATTTAACTTTAAAAGATTTTAATAAAGAAGAAAAAGAAAAATGGGGTGAAGAAGTTTATAAAGAAATGAAATCTAGAGGATTAAACCCTGAAAAAAATAAATTTATATTTTTAGCAGGGAATGAATATATCAAACCATTACTTAAATATATTCCTGAGTCAAATATAGAAACTCCAATGGCTGGTAAAAGATTCGGTCAACGTTTAAAATGGTTAAATAGTCAATTAAGTAAACTTCAAGAAGTATTTAAAAGAATTAAAAATTACATATATGAAACTCTCCAAGGATAAATTAACTGAATATATTAATCTTTATTTAAATGATATCCATGATTATGGTGAAGATGGAGAACATGAACTAGCTGAATCAATATTAAGACCATTTACTAACACGTTAGAAGAAGGTGAACATGATTTACATATTATGTTAAAAGAGACAGCTAAAAATTCTTCAAAACATAAACAATCTATTCTTGAATTTATTAATTATGTAAATGATATACAATAATAAAATTAAAAAATAAAATAATTTGGTTACCTCAAAATAATATAATATATTAAAAGTGGTAATTTTAATTACAGCAAAAAATAAAATATGAAAATAGGTTTTTGTGGAACAATGTCTGTAGGTAAAACTACATTAGTTAACGCTTTAAAAGAACTACCAGAATTTAGTGAATATTATTTTGCAACAGAACGTTCAAAATATTTACGTGATTTAGGTATCCCATTAAATACAGATTCAACAATAAAAGGTCAATTTGTGTTTTTAGCTGAACGTGCGTCTGAATTGCTTATGGAGAAAGTCATAACAGACCGTACAGTCATAGATGTAATAGCTTTTACACGTTTAGCTGAGTCGATTCCATATTATGTTGGGGATGAAATTAACCAAGCCGCCGCTCATTTGATTGGAGAATATGATTATATATTTTATATATCACCTGCGGGAGTTGAAATAGAGGATAATGGTGTTAGAACAACAGATGCTAAGTATAGAGATGAAATTGATCTTGAAATACAGAATATATTAAGAAAATACCCTCATAAAATTAAAAACTTTACATCTTTAATAGGCACCCTCGAAGAAAGAATACAGAAAGTTAAACAAATAGTATTTTCTTAATATTTATAAATAAACTATATTAAAATGAAAAAATCCCGTTTACTTGAAATCGTACGTGAAGAAATTGCTGCAGCATTGAATGAAGAATCTAATGTTACTGTTACTAATGCAAAAGGTGAAACAGATGTTATGGCATATAATACCCCTGCAGATAAGGCAGAAATAGCTAGATTAAAAAAAGATAGCAATATTAAAAGTATTAAAACAACGGGCGGTCAAAAAATTAAAGAAGATCAACTAAATGAAACCCCAATATATGATATATCCGATATGGAAGGGTTTAAATCAACTTTAAATAAATTTAGAGATGAAAATACATCTAAAAGTAAAGCCCTTAATCTCCTATTAACTAAATTAGAAGATGAAGGTACAGTAGATACTAATCAATTAAGTAAAGATATGGGAGTTGATACAGCAACATTCAACAACCAAGAAATAAGAAAATTCTTAAACCGCCCAGAGGATGAATACTTTGAAAATCCTAAAACTGGAGAAGAATTACCTAACTTTACTCCATATTTAAGTAAATCAGATAAAAAAAGAGGTAAAGTAGCTGGTGAAAAAACAGAAAAAGAACCCAAAGTAGCAAAAGAACCTAAAATATCTGAACCTAAAGTATCTGAACCTAAAGCAACAGAAACTGATAAAGCAGCCGCAGCAGCTTCTAAAACTCCTAAATTAGATAAGATAGCTAACGATAAAGATGCTCTTTTGAAAACCCAAACTCAAACCAAAGATAAAATGAAAGAATTAGCTAGTAAAATTAAAGGAGCTGAAGGTACAGAAAGAGAAGATTTGATGGGCGAACTTAAAAAATTAAATAAATTAAACGGAGAAATCCAATCTAAATTAGATAAATTATTCTAATAAAAATAACTTTTAAATTAAAACCAATTTAAATGGTTCTAATATACTAATACAATCATGTGTCTGCTTTAATATATCGGCAGACACTTTTTTTTAAAAATTATGACTATAAGAACTAAAATAATACTTGGATTATTAGCAGCATTAACAATATGTTTAATAGCATTGTATGGTTTATTTAAATTGTATCAACATGAAAAAGAAGAAAGAAAACGATACAATAATAATATGATTGCTCTTATAGAAGATAAAAACAGACAACAAGCACTTACATTAAGTGAACTTAAAAAGTTATATCCAAAATATGATTCTTTAGCTAAAGTATTAAATATTAAAACTAAAAACATTACCGATATAGTAGAAACTAGATATCGTTTCAAAGATTCTACTTTAACTACAACAGTATTAAAAAAAGATAGTATAGCTGAAAAAGCATATTTTACCTTAGCTGAAAAATGTTACAAATTTTCGGGGTTTATTAAAAAAGATTCCATATCATTCACAGATAAAGAATTTAAAGATAACATAACAACATTTTTATATAAAGATTGGGATAAAAAATATTTATGGGGATTATTAAAATTTAAACCATATTACACTTCCAAAGTATATAGTGAATGTATGCAAGATACTATTGCAGTCATTAACAATATAAAAATTAAAAAATAATGAGTCAAGACCTGAAACAGGCAATACGAGAAGAATATATAAGATGCGCCTCATCTCCGGCATATTTTATGAAAAAATATTGTTATATTCAGCATCCGAAACGCGGAAGAATCCAATTTAACTTATACCCATTTCAGGAACGTGTATTAACATTATTTCAAGAAAACAACTATTCAATTGTTTTAAAATCTAGACAGCTAGGTATATCAACATTATCAGCAGGATATTCTTTATGGTTAATGTTATTTCATCAAGACAAAAATGTACTTTGTATCGCAACTAAACAGGAAACCGCTAAAAACATGGTTACAAAAGTTAAGTTTATGTACGATAACTTACCTGTATGGCTTAAAGAAAAAGACAAACCCGCAGAAGATAACAAATTAACACTCCGATTAAACAACGGATCTCAAATTAAAGCAACTTCAGCATCAAGTGATGCAGGTCGTTCAGAAGCAGTTTCTTTGCTACTAATAGATGAGGCAGCTTTCATTAATGGTATTGGGGAAATTTGGGCATCAGCTCAACAAACCTTAGCTACTGGAGGGGGATGTATAGCGTTATCTACACCTTATGGTACAGGTAACTGGTTCCATAAAACATGGTCTGCCGCAGAAATGGGAGATAATAACTTTTTACCTATCCGTTTGCCATGGCAAGTCCACCCTGAACGAGATCAATCATGGAGAGACCAACAAGATTCACTTTTAGGACCTAAAATGGCTGCCCAAGAGTGTGACTGTGATTTCGCTACCTCAGGTGACACTGTATTTTTAGCAGATGAAATTGATTTTTATTCAACAACATATATAAAAGAACCACTTGAAAAACGTGGTGTAGACCAAAACTTATGGATTTGGGAACCAGCAGATTATTCAAGAAACTATTTAATTACAGCCGATGTTGCTAGAGGAGACGGGTCTGATTACTCTACTTTTCATATATTTGATATCGAAACATTTACACAAGTTGGTGAATATAGAGGGCAAATTGGTACAAGAGATTTTGGCCATTTGTTAGCAAGTATAGCAACAGAATATAACAATGCTTTACTAGCACCTGAAAATTCAAGTATTGGATGGTCAACAATTCAAACAATACAAGAAAGAGGATACCATAATCTATATTACTCACCTAAAGGCAATGCTTTAACAGTGGATACTTATTTTGACCCATATATGGATCACAGCAAAATGACCCCTGGATTTACAATGTCTTCTGGTACACGCCCAATTTCAATTGGAAAGTTTCAAGAAGCTGTTCGAGATAGAAGTATTGTTATTCAATCTATTCGAACTATAGAAGAAATGAAAGTATTTATATGGAGAAATGGCCGAGCAGAAGCCCAATCAGGATACAATGATGATATTGTGATGGCATGTTCAATGGCTTGTTTCTTAAGAGATACAGCATTTAAGTTAAGACAAAATGGAATGGAAATGACAAAAAGTATGCTTAACGGAATAGGAACCAACCAAACCCAATATTCAGGTGGATATTCATCTGGGCATGTTGATAAAAATACAAACAACCCATTTAAAATAAATAACCCTTACTCAAATGGCCAAGAAGATATTTCGTGGCTTATATAAATTAAATTATGGCAGATACTAGATTATTTTCAAGATTAAAAAGATTATTTTCAACGGATGTAATTATCCGTAATGAAGGAGGTGATCTTAGAGTAATGGATATTAACAAAATCCAACAATCCGGAGATTACGAAACAAATGCATTGGTAGATAGATTCAATAGGATTTACACCAACTCACATACCTCAATATACGGTTATCAAAGCAGCTTCAACTACCAAACATTACGCC